AAAAAACTCAAGCCAGAATTGCCTATTCCAGAGCTGGACATTGAGGAACACACTCAAAACGCAGTATCTCTATCTAATAAGCGAGTCGAGGAACTAGAAGCAAAGCTGCGTGAGCGCGATGCTTTGAATGACCTTGAACAGCGCAGAAACAAGCTGATGAAAAAAGGCTTGATTCAAAACGAAAGTGATATTGAAGAAGTAGAAAAAGTAATGCTTGAAAAGGGCATTACTAATCACGAGGCTGCTGCGGAGTATTGGCAATGGATGAAGCAATCCGCTGCTCCTACTCCGTCGGGATACAACCCAAGTGCTATCAACAAGTTCGACCTTAACAAATACTGGAAGAACCCTGTTGCTGGCGCACGGGATGAAGCGGCCAAAGCATTAAATGAGTTGAGAAAGAATCCTCGACCCATTGGTCTGTAATTGTAGTTTAGGGGATATTAACTAGGAGATAACCATGCCTATTGGTGGCGGTATCATCCCAGCAACGGGTAGTTCGCAATATACCGAGCTTACTTACGTCACTCGGCGTGCGTTCATTCCCAAGCTGGTCGTTCAGCTTTACAACTCGACTCCGCTTATGGCGGCCTTAATTGCTAACTCGCAACAGGCTTCCGGCGGTGTTTCCTCTGTAACCGTTCCAGTGCAAGGTTCGCAGTTTGTGAACGCTCAGTGGTCCGACTACTCTGGTTCTTTCAACCAGCCGTCGGTTCAACAGGGTGCTTACAACGCTGAATTTGACCTGAAACTGATGATTGCCCCCGTACCGTTCCTCGGTATGGAAGGTGCGGTGCAGCAAGACGCAGCTATCATCCCCCTCATCGAAGCGCGTATGAATGACGCGACGAACGTGATGATGGATGCAATGGCTACTGCCTTGTACACCAACACCACCAACAATCAGCAGTTCATCGGTCTGCCAGCGGCTGTGTCCTCGTCAGGAACCTACGGCAACATTAGCCGTTCGGCCTACTCGTGGTGGCAGTCCAAGCAGTACGCGGCTGGTAACGTGAACCCGACTCGTCAGAACATTCTTCAGTACATTTCCGGTACTGTTAAGAATGGTGCTGAAGTGCCGTCGTTCGGCGTTTGCGGCTTCGGTACTTGGACTCTGCTGGCGCAAGATTACGTCGGTCAGGAACAATACGTCATCACTCCGGGTTCCGGTTTTGATGGCGATGCTAACGGCCCACAGGCAGCTTTCCGTGCCTTGATGGTTGCTGGCGTTCCAATCTACCCAGACCCATACTGCCCAGAAGGTACGGTTTACTTCCTGAACACCAACTATCTCTCGCTCTACATCCATGAGCAGGGTTCGTTCGTGTTTACGGGTTTTGAATCGACCCTTCCGAACTGGCAGATTGGCTACGTTGGCGCGGTGTTGATGATTGCGGAATTGGTGAATACCAAGCCGAAATCAATGACGCAGGTGACCGGCTATAACTCACTTTCAATCTAAGGAGATATAACCATGTCACTCGCTTCTAATAAAATCATCCTCGCAAACGCAGCCACCAACGGCGCAGGTGCGTATTTCTTAGCCTACGCTGCTGGTAATGCAACCGTTACCTTACCTGCTGGTATTTATGTCATTCCTCCGACGGCTAACGTCACGATTGAACTGAATACCAATACGACGGGAAACATCAGCAACGCTTCGTACCAAGTCATTGTTGCCAACAACACTGGCGGTACGTTCATTGCTGACGGTACCAACGTTCGCGCAAACGTGTTGTCGGGTACACCGACTATCACCTTGTTCGCAACGAATGGTGGTCAAGCTGTCTCCGGCACTTACAATAGCTAAGGAGACAACATGGCTAATCCCAACGCAGTCGGCAACTTACAACTAGACAGCTTTAGCAATGGTCGGCTTGGCATCATTCGCGCTACGACGCTTAACACGTCTGGCAACGGTGTTACCACCAACATTGATATTCCGCTGCTTAGTGGTGGCCTGACAAACGGCGGGGCAGTAGCCAATTCTGGAGGGGTCATTCTGCGTCGGATTACTGTGCAGAATCCCTCCGGCAACGTATCTGCTGCCAACGTTTCGATTACTACAAGCGGAGATGGAAACATCTCAAACGCGGTTGTAGCGAATGTGGTTCTAACAAGTTTGAATGGTACTGGTAAGTACCAAGACTTAAACATTGCTAGCCCATACTCTGCTAACACCGTTGTTTCAGGTAGTGTAACCCAATGTCTCTACGTCAACGTCAACACGGTAGCTGGTAACAACAATACCGTTGATATTTGCGTATGGGGCGATGTTGTGAGCTTCTAATCCATGTCAACCGTCTATGTGACCAATCGCTGGGAAAAACCAGTCGCTTTCGACTACGCCTACAAGCCCTACACGTTCGCAGTTGGTGAAACCGTTGAGGTGCCTGTTGAGGTAGCGAATCACATATTCGGTTATGGAGCAGAAGATAAAGAGCCGTATATGGCGCGGCTCGGCCTTATTAAAACTCGTAACGATATTCCTGATGGACTCAAGATTATCGCCAAGTTTGAAATAGCCGACACGCCGCCCTCACAGGACCGTTCGTTATCCCCGGCGGTTGAGCGAGTACCCCTGCCCCCCCTCAAGGGGTCGGGGGGAAAGTTTCGTGCAGCTCATAATGGAGCGTAAATGTCGCAAACTCTCCAAAGCTACATTACTGCGGTTCGATACCTGCTGCATGATGCTAATGCAAACTTTTATACGGACAGTCAGCTAACAGACTATATCAACGGTGCGCGTGAGCGTATTGTTCGTGATACAGGATGTCTGCGAACCGTTCAAATAAGTCAGACACCCTGTACCCCTGTAGCTGGTGGCGCTAACCCTTATATCTGGGCTGCTGGTGCAACAGTCAATACAGGTGACTATGTTTTTTCAAACATCTTCATCTATCAGGTTGTCACTGGTGGCGTTCTAGGTTCCACCGTTCCTCCGTATCCTTCAGGTAGCAACGTCTATCCACCAAGCACTAGCTTTACGGATGGCACAGCTACGCTGCAATACGCAGGTCCTTGCGAGGTTATTAACTACTCTTGCTTGCCGCAAGGGTTGTACACATTAGACGTTCTGAACATTAATTTGTATTGGGGAAATACGCGGATACCTTTGCGCTATCTGCCGTGGACCCAATTCAATGCCGAACTACGGTTCTGGCAAAACTACATTGGCCGTCCTATTGCTTTCAGTATCTTCGGGCAAGGACAAATCTACATATCTCCGGTGCCAGACCAAGTTTATACAATCGACTTGGATACGGTCATTCTTCCTGCTGCATTGACCACGTTGTCAGCAACAGATGTTATCAATGACCCGTACACCGCCCCTGTTAAGTATTACGCTGCCTATCTAGCCAAATACTACGAGCAATCGTTTGGTGAGGCTGAGATTTACTTGCAGCAATACAAGACCCAAGCACAGGCTGTTCTGGCATCGACATTTACCAGAAGGATGCCTGACCCCTACTCCTCACCGTACTGATTATGGCCGCCGCAGAGCAAAAGAAAAGCTACGAGGTAGTCAAACAGTTCAAGGGTGTCAACACCAAAGCGAACCGTACTGCTATCGGCGATGACGAGTTCTACTGGCTCGAAAACGCCATGCCTATCGGTTACGGCAACATGAAAATCTTACCGACTTATTCTAATGTCGGTGTCACGTTTGCCAATACAGTTACTTATCTAACCTCAGCCAACATCGGGCTGAAAGACTATCTGCTTGCGTTTGAGCAAGATGGTCGCTGTGAGTATGTTGACCTTTCTAACAACACGAAAGGCAACGTAGCAGTCACAGGAACATTTAGCAGCTCTGGCATTAACGTCAGCCAGTGGAAAAATGAGCGCGTCCTGATTGGAGACCCGTACAAGGGATATTTCACATGGGATGGAAACAACACAGTATTTATTGGTTCTTTGGGTGCGGTTGGTATCGTAAACGGCGGTTCTGGGTATACCTCGGCTCCAGCCGTCATCATCTCCGCGCCAAACCAAACAGGTGGTGTTCAAGCTACAGCTACGGCAACCATCACAGCAAACGCTGTCTCAGCAATCACAATCACCAACGCTGGCAGTGGATATAACGCAGCCCCAACGATTACCCTAACCGGCGGCGGTGGCTCTAATGCTAACGTCGTTGCTGGGTACAACACGTTTGCAGCCAATACCGTCTCAGTCGTAGTCACTAGCGGTGGCACAGGCTATACCAACGCCTCAAACCTTGTGGTGAGCATCTCAGGTGGCGGTGGCACTAATGCTGCGGCGCGGGGTATTATTTCTGGTGGTCAGGTGACTCAGGTCATTATGACTAACCCCGGAACAGGCTACACCAACGTATCCAACATCTCCGTGACTATTACCGGTGGTGGGGGTACCAACGCAACAGCAAATGCGGTTATTGCTACGGACACCGTATCGGGTATCCAATCATTCTCAGGTCGGGTATGGGTGGCGCAAGGGCGCACGGTCTACTACACGGCTGCTGGCTCCTATAGCGACTTTACCAGCGTTTCAGCAGGGAACGTTGTGTTGGCTGACGCAACGCTGCACGGCAACATTACGCAGTTATTGTCGGCCAACAACTTTTTATATTTGTTCGGAGATGACTCAATCAACGTTTTCTCCGATGTTCGCGTAACTTCTGCTGGCACGACGCTGTTTACCAACACCAATATCAGCGCGTCTGTTGGCTCTAAGCTGGCCTATGCCATCTTCCCGTACTTCCGGTCTGTGCTGTTTATGAACGACTACGGTGTCTATGCCCTTGTCGGCTCGACAACCAGCAAGATTTCAGACCCGTTAGACGGCGTTTTTACCAATATTGATTTTGCAACCGGCGTTTCTACCGGCGGTCAGGTGTTGCTGAACAACATTTTGTGTGCGGCATTTAACTTCCGCTACACGGGTGGTCAGGGTACAACTTCTTCAAACCGGTACATTCAGGGCATCTTCTTTGAGAAAAAGTGGTTCTTCTCAAGTCAGGGCAACGACATTAAGTACGTTACCTCGGTACCTGTAGGCGGCAGAATCAATATGTACGGCACGGATGGCACATCATGCGTCCGTTTGTATGGGGATGCCAACTCTACGGTGTCTAGCTACGTCCAAACGTCGCTAAACCCCATGAAAGACCCCATAAGGACCAAACAAGCCCTTAAAATAGGGGTTGAGGCTACTTTGACTGCTGGTGGGCAGATTAGCGTCACTGTTGACTCAGAATCAGGTTCTAGCCCTGCCGTAACGCTTGGTCAGCTCATAACTTGGATTAATAATTCAGCCCAAACTGTTGCATGGACTAACAATAGTGCCGCAACGATTGGCTGGATTGGCGGCGGCACAGGCTACATCTTGTACAAGACAGATGCTAAGCAATACGGCAAGTATTTAGGAATGACGGTTCAATCGACTAGCCCTGCGTTCACGATTAACGGCTTCGAGTATGAACACGAATTGAGAGTGAGGTTCTAATGGCTGTTCCATACACATTTGCGAACGCGACTACTTCGATACCGCTATCGCAGTTAGACACTAACTTTGCTACAGCGATTACGCTTGGCAACACGGCTGTCTATCTCGGCAATACGGTAACGACTCTTGGCAATGTCACGCTAACTGGCAGCACGTTAAACAATGCAACATCTAATAGCGAGACGCTTGTTAATCCAACAGTTACAAACTACACAGAAAGTTTAGTCGCTATTGGAAACAGCACTTCTACTCAGACATTGAGTTTGTCTAACGGCACTGTGCAGACTGTAACGTTGACAGCAAATTGCACATTCACTATGCCAGCAGTGGGCAACAGCAAATCATTCATGG